CATGCGTTGATCACCCACCTTCTGTGTTTAATAGAGGAAAAAATCTCCCGGACTATTAGCTCAGAAGGTGCGGTATCACGCCTTGTCGTAACCGAAGAAGGCGTTGACGCCAGCCTGGTCAGCAGCGCCGGTCAGCGCAACGCCAACCTCAGCGCGGGTGTCGTTGTCGGTCACGGGACTGTCGGCAGTCACGATGACCTTGGCGAGCTCGGGCTTGAGGATACCGGTACCGCTCATCATCGACGCGACCGTGAAGGTCGTGTTACGACGGATGTCGTCTTCGGTATCAACCACGAGGCCGGTCTTGCGGAGCGCAGCGACGGCTTCGGGCATCCAGATGAGACCACGGACGTCGGCACCGGTAGCGGAACCGTTGACGTCGTAGCGAGCCTCACCGATCGAAGCACCGGCAGCGGTGTAATCGACGTTGGGGAGGTGGTTGCTCTTGCAGATGGTGACGCCCATGTAGACGAGCTTGTCGTCCATGGAGTTCAGACCAGCCTGGAGCGGGGCACCGAGACCACCGGCCTCAGCAACGCCACCGAACATGGGCTGCGAGCTGGAAGCCTGAACCTGCGACTCAGCAACGCCGAGACGACGGATCTGCTGGAAGAGACGCGGGCTGACGGCGCAGTAGGTAGCACCGACGGGGACGCTGTTCTCCTGGCAGTCAACCACGAAGTCTTCGATCTGCTCAAGCATTTCGAGGGCGGCAGCCGCGTCGTCGGCGGCAAGGCTGATCTGACCGGGGGCCGGGAGGGCCAGGCCGGTTCGGGGATCGCCAGTGATCTTCGAGACGGTGGCAGCACCGGCAATGAAGGCACCGATCTGCTTGTCACGGGCATCAGCCAGGGTCTGGCCAGCCTGTCGCGCGAGTTCCTGACGGTACTCCCACTGCGTGATCANNAGGTCNATGTTGTCGAGCTNGAAGTGGGCAGCCATCGGACGGGTGTCCAGGGTGACGGCGAACTGCGACGAAGCCGCATCTTCACCACCAACGAGGTACTCGCCAGCGGCCCAGGCGGGCTGCAGGGCGACGGTACCGGTGATGGGGAACTCCATCGAGCGGCCAGAGGCGATGCTCTTGGCGGTCACCATCGGCTCAAAGCTCTTGTACTGGTCGTAGGCGTGGAGGACCTCGCCGGACCAGATGGGGAGCCAGAGCTTACCGGCATCATTGCCGGTCGAGACGGAGGTACCTTCGAGGCCAGTGGTACCGTTACGGTAGGCGATGTCCGCCTGGGAAAGGTTCATAGTCATGTTATTAAATCCTTAATCGTGAGTCAAAATAGAAATAGAAAAATGAAACGGGTTTGCCGTCCTAAGGTGTTTGCCCATGCTACGTGATTGCCCTCTGCTGAAGAGGATCGGTCACATGGTTAGGATGAAGCGGAAGGAGAGCCAGCTCTTTCGAGGGGATCACTTCAATCAGCCCAGCGTACGCCAGTCGGTACGAGCAGCTCGGGTCTCGACAGCGTTACGAAACTTGTCGTCACGCGCGAACCGAGGGTTGGACATGTCCATGCGGTATTCCTGCATAGACTTATATCCGGGGAGTTCCCTAGAGGCACCAGCCGTAGAGGGAGAGACGGCACTAGCCGTACGAGCAGGTTCCGCCGGAGCGGGGTTAGCCTGATCGTACGCTGCCGTAAGACCTCGAAGAGTCAGCTCCGAGTTAGGTCCAGCGAGTCCTGCCTGCAAGCCCTGTAGCTGCTCACCAGCAAAATTGTTCGCCGCCCAACGCAAGATCTTCGAGAGCTTCTCACCGCCGCCAACAACAGTGGCCGCATCACTAAACGCCTGACGACGCTTAGCCTGCTGAGCGGAGAGATAATCATTAACCATTCCATCAGTGAAGCCAGTCTTTGCCTTGATGTCGGAACGAGCATCATCGCTGAGCTCTCCGGTCATCGCAATTTCACTGGCCCAATTAGCGTAGTCCGCCTCCGAAACCTGAGCGGTGGGAGCTGCCTCTTCTTCGGGCTGCTCGTCCTTGACCTCAGGACTCGGAATGCGAAGCTCATCTACGAGCTCCTCGGTGCTGGCGGGGGCTTCCACAGCGGGAGCGGCCTCCGGTGCATCGGGGGTTTCGACATGATCGGGGTTATCAGTAGTACCAGACATTTCGTACTGCTTCTTAAGAGCAGCAACTTCCTGCTGGGACTGAGTATACGAAGCCTGAGCACCCTTGAGGCTGTCGAACCAGTCGCCAGCACTCTTGAAGTTCTCAGGAATCTTTTCGCCCTGCTCCTGCACGAACCGCTCAAACATCACTCGCTCGTGAGCAAGCTGCTTGGCAGCCGGGTCGGCCAGGGGATCGGCCTTGACTTCCTCGAGACCAGCCATAGCTTCGGTGGTCAGAGAGTCGTCAGCGCCTGGGGTTTCCGATACCGGGGCCTCAGCCTCTCGGTAGTCGGGAGTCGTTTCGTCAGACATAATGTTCTCCTTTCCGAGAGATCAAAAGAACCACTTCACGCCACGGATGGCGGAACGGAGGCCGCGAATGCAGCCTTCCAGGAGACCTACGATGGCGTCCTGGATCTTAGTCATAGTCTTCTTAATCATTACATTGCTCCATTAGGGCCCTGCATCATTTGCATGGCCGCGTCTGTGATGCTAGTCTGGGCAACCTGCCCAGCTGCTGCACCAGCGCCTTGTGCCGCTCCCATAGAGATGGCCTGCTGCTGTTGCATTTCCATAGCTTGCTGTTGCCGATCCATCTGCCGCTGGTCGGTTTCTTCTTCATTACGCACCCAATTACGGGGGTCGAAACCAAGTGAGGAGATGAGGGCAATACCATACTGATCCCAGCGGAAGTGCTGGATGGCCTCGGGCGGGAGATTACGAACCATCTCACCCATTTGCATGAGCTTAGACAGCTCGCCGTCCCGGCTGAGAGCCTGAAGACCAGTAACAATATTAACGGTAAGCTGTCCGTCGTCCATAAACTCAGCAGCCAGTCGCTCGTCAACTTCACCTTCACGAATCATGAGGGCGATAGTACGGCGGACGATAGGCTCGAGAAGGGCGCGGGCGATAGCACTGAAGGCTCCGCCAAGCACGTTCTCGATTTCCATGCCGATCATACGGACTTCGGTAGCGGTCACTCGGTCAGCCTGGCGGACACCCGCCGAACCAAGGAGGAACGCATTGCCGACTTCTCGGCGCATCTGCTCGACGGCAGTCTGGGCAGCACTGAGCTGCGGGCTGATCGTCTGAGCAGGGGAGACGGTGAAGACATCACCCTGTCGAGCGCCGATGAACGATCCCGTCGGGGACTGAGCAACGTCGTCGATGTCGGTGATACCACTGGGGTCGATCGCCATCCAGAAGGTGGAGGCGGCGGTCATACCGTCGATGAGGGACTTGGTGTACGCTTCGAGAGTCTCGATATCACCGAGGGTCTCTTCGCAGTGCGAACGGCCGTAGTCCTCACCAGTCACACCGATCCAGCGGAGCGGCATGAAGGGAGTATTAACATATTCTCCTTCTTCGACCATATCACCAGCTTCGTTCTCGGCGTAGTAGTCCCAGATGCCCTTGTCCTTGTTCCAGACGACGCGGCAGAAGTTAGCCTCGTAGTCGGGAAGGGAGTTCATGGCATTGAGAGCGTCCGGGAAGAAGTTGTTATCAAACGCCTCGTAGGTACTATCGTTAGGTTCGCGGGGAACCCAGTTGAGATAGATCAGCTCGACAACCGAGCCGTCAACGTCGCGTCGGACAACGTACTGGTCCATACGGTACACCTGGAAGGAGTAGTCGTCTTCCATGACCATCAGGCAGTCACCACCAACGATGAGATGCTGAAGGGTCAGGAACAGGGACTCTCGAAGGTTCTTGGTCGAGAGCTTGCTGAAGATCTGGTTCGAGAGGGACTCCATGTAGGAGAAGGTCTCGGGATCGGCAGCGGTTCCGTTGGTGAGCTCGAACTTAAAGAACGGGAGATCATTCAACGGGAGGAGAGCCGAAAGCATACGGCTCGCCATGTTGGTAACACCTCTAGCGGCCACGGAGCTGAAAGGCTTCGGGAGTTCGCTGTTGCTGGTGGTACCTTGTGTAGGTAGAAGTGAGGGAATAGTGAGGGACGAGATGTATCGGGACCGCTCCAGCTTCTGCTGGCGGTTAGAATCCAGATAATTAAATCTCTCACTAATCGTCTGATTGTCAGTAGGTCTAGCGAGATTAGCCATTGGTTACCTCACAGAGGACGGGCGCCGGTATCACCGAGTCCCATCCCAGTAGCGAGGGCCTTCTCCAGCGCGGAGAAATCAACCTCTAGGTCATCCTTATCAGCTTCGGCATCCAGAGCATCGACTTCGATGTTCAGGGCCTCCTGCGCGCGAGCCAGGTTCTGCTCGGTTTCGCTAGCCTGCTGTTCCAGGAGCAGGGACATTTCCTGATCCTTACTATCCAACTCGCTTTGGAGCCGGAGCTGCTCATCGGCAGCACGAGAGAGCATCTGCTCATTCTCGAGGGCTGATCGTTCCAGCTGAGCTTGGAGCTCGGACTGGCTAGATCCACCCATTACAATTGGAGTTCCGCCACCCATAGGTAGCTCCTTTCATTACATAGGTCTAGTGTCAGAGAACTGGACTCCACCTCCGCCGCCCGACGAGGACGTACCGAAGGATGAGAGAGTCTGCGAGTATTCTCGCTTTTGTTCTTCTAGGAGCAGTTCAACACGACGACGTTCTTCGCCCATGCGCTGCTCATTTTCTTGATTACGTCGAAGCTGGCTATCAAACAAAGCGGCCTGGGATTCAGCAGCAGCAGAGCGTCGGTCAAACTCCTTACGGAGATCTCCCTCTTCCCGCAGCCGATTAACTTCCAGTCGCTGGGCTGATGAGCCAACCATATCATCAAGGATGCTGTTGATGTCCTG